TTACTAATTTTTTCCATTTCGTTTTTCAAGAATGAGATAGTCATTGGAATATATTTGGGACGTTCTTTATAATAATTTAAATGTATATTGTACTGATCCTTTTTGTTACCAAGAGGGTCAACATTTGCTAATTGATTAACGATTTCACATTTTTGATATTCTTTATCATTTCTTTTACCATAGCTAATATCACAGTAGTGAATTTTCTCTTTCTTATCTGGATTTTCCAATTCACTTAAACCTAGTTTTTTTAATTCTTCACTAATCAATTCAGGAAAATATGCATTATTATTTATAAAAGACATTCTTATATAAATATTAGATTTTAATAAATAAAAAAATTATAAATTTGATTGGATAGCATGATGTACTGCTTCCATGTTTGCTCCTACAACACGTTTCACCTCTTTTTTATTTTTATAAAAAAGGAAAGTGGGCATTCCTCCAATCTGGCACATCTCGGCAAAATCAGGGGATTGATCTACATCAACTTTTCTAACAATGATTTGATTATTATATTCATTTTGCAGTTGTTCTACTTGAGGAGCAATCATTTTACAAGGACCACACCACTTTGCAAAGCAATCAACAACTACAAGAGTATCAGGATATCTTAGTAATAAATTACGAATTTCATCAGTATCCGCTATCATAATATATAAATTATTTATTTTTCTTTAAATTGGAATCTTCTGTTTTTTTAATGAGAAATAAAATGACGTTTGGATGCCACATTTTATTTTTGAAATATTTGATTTTTTAGAAAATAACGCGGGGTTTGAAATAAAAATCGCTTTTTATTTGAAAATAAAAATCTCACTCTCTTCTTTCAATGTATTTCTTTCTTTTTCATCACTCGTTAATTTAATTTTACTTAAAATTTTTTCTAAGATGCTAATTGGAGGATTTTCTAAATGAGGTTCAGCATAAATTAATTTACCTCCTGGTTGCATTAATTTGAGTGGAATTCTTTCTGGAAAATATTGTGGATATTTCTTTAGTAATTCATCTCTATATTTCTCAGGTATTGTTCCTTTTGTCATGCTTTGAGGCGGTAATACATACGCTAAAAGAACAAATGGCTCCACTGGATTTCCTTGGGGAAGTTTCAAAGTTTTGAAAAATCCTGGATTGGAATGAAGAAAATGAGCTAGATCACTGGGCAAAGGAGCAGCTGCCTCATTATAGAAAGTATCCCAATTAACTTCAATTCCAAAATAATAATTAACATTAAATTCAAGTATTCTTAAAAAATCTTCACATATTTTATCAATTTTATAATCTTTTCCAAAGAAATATTCATAATATCTTTGTTTAAAATTAGGCATATCTCCAAAAAGGAAATCAAATTGCTGGACATAATCTTCGTGCAAATAATGATCTTGATTTGTATAAAATTTATGTTCAAATACATTATTGAGATTTCTCTTTATTGGAGGTAGGGATATTTTCTTTTCAATATTTCTTTTAATATCCATAAATTTTTCATTTTCTATTTCACCCAATCTCTTCATCATCAGGAATAAAAATGTTTGATTGATAGAAAAATCACTATTGATTAATCGAAAATTGGAATCATTTTTCATTTTTCTTTGAAATCTATAGATACTAAGTGGGGTTCTCATTTTATCTTGATTGAATTTCAAAAAATAGATTGGCTTCACAAAATCATTTCCTTCTAAGAAACTCATAAAGATGAAATCTTTCAAGAATGCTTCTTTGTCTTCGTGAATAGTATTATTTAATCCACACTCGCTATTTTTAGTTAATGTCTTCAATAATAATTTTTCATTATTGGATAATTTTCTTCCTCCAAATTGAGATATACCGTACATTTGAAAGTAAGAATCACCTAATTTTTTCGCATCTAAATAAGCATATTCTTGAGTTTCTTTAAAAAACCCTTTCAAAGCAGTTGCATCAGCATTCATCATGACATATATGTTTTTTCGAGGAAATTTCAATGATAAGAATATTTCATCACCATCATTCGAAAAAATAACGTGATTTTCTTTTGGATCATCTATTAAACCTTCTATTAATTTCAAATATTTATGTTCCGCCTCTCCTGGATTATTGCTACCATCAAAAACAACAGATACTTTTTTGAATTTTTTCTTGGATATTGCTTTTTCGAATTCTTTATTTAACAAATCCATTAATACAGTTCCAGGTGTAATGCGATTATCATCATAAGTAGACCCAGCAATTATTTGAGATGGATCATTATTTTTTAGAATTTGCTTAATAAGAGGTCTTTTATAACGTCTTTCACGTTGTTGAACCATTTTAGCCAAAGGAGGAGGACCATCTATGGCAATGTAAACCAATTTTTTAGGCTTCATTTTATTGACTAATTTAACTGTTATATCAACAACTAACTTAACAAGCTTTTCTTCAAATTTCTCAGTTTGTTTTTCATTGGAGAAATCGTAGAAAACATTTTGTGGAAAAGCATGGATTGCTTTATAAATGAATGAATTGAAATCGAGGTATAGATAATCGATCGAGATATTAGGATTGGGTGCAGGATAAATCGTATTTGGATATTTTTCAATTACATTTCTTAATAAACCGGATACTCCCATTAATTTATTAAATATTATAATTTTACAGTTTCATGTTGAATTTTTTGAATATTCTTCATGATTGGATTATTTTCTATTAAATTGATTGCTTTTTTGTTAATCCAATTTATAATACCATTTAATGGTCTTATGACATCTATAAATAAAACAACTCGATCATGATTGGTAGGATTTTCCACATAATGTTCATACATATCATCAAACAATACTCCTTCTCCTTCTTTCCAATGATATTTTTGATTACCAACAACAATGAATGGTTTTCTTTTATTTTCGATTGGAACAATAATTCCTAAATGATATCTAAGATATCCTCTATAAGGACCAGTATGAGGAGGTATGTTAACTTTTGCTTCAAGAATAGAAAAGTAAGCATTGTGAATAATAGGATTAGATAAAATGTTTGATAATGATGGGAAGAATGGTTGAGTAGATTGGATTATTTTACCTGTTGTTTTCAATGGAAGTATTTTCCAAAATTTATTATTTTTTATTTGATCTTCTTTATTTCCAACTACGAACTCAGGAAGCATTTCATGGAAAGGTTGGATTGGAAATTTATAATTCAAATAATCTTTTTTAATACTTTCATAATTATCCTCGATTTCCTTGGAGATTGGAAATATTTCCAATTTTTCTTTATTACTGTAAAAAGGGGGATTATTGCAATAATTTAACAATAACAAATTCATAAAATTCAAAAATGGATGCAGATTATTGATAGATTGGAATAATTTATAAGATACACATATACATAAACATAAAATTGGAATAATAATTTTCATTTACGTATACTAACAAGTTAAAAGCATTTCTTGAACGATTTTTTCTAAGAAGAGTGCTAACTTTGTTAAAGAAGAATTTTTCACGTAAATTGAAAATGCTCCTGATTCACGATTATTTCGAAATAGCTTTACTTGTTGAGCTTTTTCTTTTTGTTTTCGTTCATCTTCTAATGATTTTTCAAAAATAACCTTATCCCATTGTGAGATTTTAACTTTACAATTTTGTTGTAAAAATAATTCGTGAACAAAATACATAATATTTTTAGACAATTTTCTCTCCTTATTCATAATGTAATATGGACATTCACAATTAATAGCACAACTTACGTGTTCCAATAACCCACCACAATTTAAGCATACTCTCCTTGGCTCTATTTCATTTGTATAAAATAGGGAAAATATATAACCTCTTTTGCTAGCATCTTTAATTAATTTGTCACAACATTTTAGCTCCCATTGATTAGGTATGCCATAGAAAAATTGTTCCATTTTTATTAAAAGTACATTAATTTATTTTTTATCAATTTTTCACCCAATCTTTTGTTTAATTTTACAGGTGAAAATTTATGAAAAAATTGAAAATTTAAAGAGAAAACACTTTAAATAGTAAAATGGAGAACCTTAGAGGAAATTTATCTCTAAAACCATCAAACAAAACAGATTTTATATTTCAAGCCCTAGAATGGACTGCTGAAGATATTGTTGACGAAGAGGAAGATGTTGATTCGGAGGATGAAGGACCAAAAGCTCAAGCGGATGGATTTTATACTGTACGTGCGTATGGTATGAATGAAAAATCGGAGAGTGTTGCATTGAAAATAAGGAATTTTTGTCCTTATTTCTATGTGAGAGTACCTTTTGAAGCTCAAGAAAAATTCAACAATAAATGTCTTCGTTTATTAGTATTATATATCAAAGAGAAAGTATATAAAAAATTTCAAAATTCATTGTTAGAGAGTGAAATTGTTTTAAGAAAAGAATTTTACGGTTTTACAAATGAAGAAAAAATTAAATTTGTAAGATTTCGATTTCAAAGTTTAAGCGCTTCCAGAGCATATTCGAAAGTATTCCAAGAGAAGATTCGAATTACAATGGTTAGTAATCACGACTTATATTATCAATTATATGAGAGCAATATTGACCCAATTTTACGATTGTGCCATATTCAAGAAGTGAAACCAGTTGGTTGGGTAAAACTCAAAGCTGGAGAATACACAGTCATTCCAAAAGCAGGCAAAGAGACAAAATGCAATTACGAATTTATTTGTGAGTGGAATAAAATTGGACCAGCTGTTAATCCTAACATTGGTCCAATGATTGTCGCCTCTTTTGATATTGAGTGTGTAAGTTTGGATGGAAGTTTCCCCAAAGCAGAGCGTGAAGGAGATCGTATTATTCAAATTGGAACAACTGCTCACTATCACGGTCAAAAAAATGTATTCATCAAGCATATTATTACTTTAGGACAGTGTAACCCAATTGAGGGTGTTATTGTTGAAAGTTACGATACGGAGGAAGAGGTTTTATTGGCTTGGACGAAATTTATTACTTTACTGGATCCTGATATTATTACCGGATATAACATATGGGGTTTTGATTTGAAATATTTGTATGATAGGTCAGTTTTACTTGGAATTATGGATGAATTTTGCCAACTTGGAAGAATTCGAACTAAGACAAGTGTATTGGTTGAAAAACAATTACAAAGCTCTGCTTTGGGTCAAAATTTCTTTTATATTTTGGAGATGGAAGGTCGAGTACAGGTCGATATTATGAAAGTCGTTCAACGTGACTACAAATTAGACATGTATAAGTTAGATTTCGTAGCAGAGACATTTTTGAAATCAAATAAGGTTGATTTAAGTCCAAAACAATTATTTGCGAAGTATAAAGCAGGTGGAGCAGAGAATATTTGTGAAATTGCTGTATATTGCGTACAAGATTGTGAACTTTGTAATCGTTTGATGAACAAACTGGAAATAATTACAAATAATGTTGGTATGGGCAATGTTTGCCACGTTCCATTTTATTGGTTATTTTTGAGAGGTCAAGGTGTGAAAATCTACAGTCTCGTTTCTAGGCAATGCCGAAAAGAAGGTTTTCTTTTAAAGGTGTTGAAGAAAGGAGCTGACGAAGATAAAGGTTATGAAGGTGCGGTTGTTTTAGTCGCAACACCTGGCATTTATATGGTACCAGTATCTGTGAATGATTTTGCGTCTCTATATCCCAGTAGTATGATTAGTGAGAACATTAG